TCTGTATTATTTTTTGTATTAAGAACATTTAGTTCATTTGTATTATCTACCTGTCTTTTTTCCAAAAGTACCTTTCTGGTAATATAATCATCGTGAGACTTTTTCTGTTGCTCGAGAAGCGTGTCTATTGATTTTTTAACTTCATCCTCTCTAGCACTTTCAATTTCATAATTTGATTTTATTTCTGATTGTTCATCTCTTAATTGAGAGAGCATTTTACTAAAAATTTCTAAATTAAAAATACTTTCTATAAATTTTCTTTTTTCTAGTTTCTTTTTAGCCATGAACGGTGTAGTGTTGTTAACTGTCATTACTACGCAATTTTGAAACAATTCAGAATTACATCCAATTAAAGAAATAATATATTCTGTAGTATTAGCTATACTATCTCTTGTCACATCTCGTTGATTGTGAAAAAGATAACATCTGCTTGGCTCTAACGTTCTAACTATCTCATATTGATCAGTTTTCTTGCCGCTTGTTATATGAAAAGAAAGCGATACCTCGCAGGTTTGACCGGTGATATTATTAATAATAAACTCTTTTCTCAGCTCTCTAATTGTTGTACCAAACAAAGCAAAATGCATCGCATCAGGTACTGTACTCTTACCTACACCGTTTCTTCTATCTATTTGATCTCGGTTTATTCCTGTAATGCCATGTAGACCAGGTCTAAAATCAATTACAACAGGTGTATTACCCACACTTAAGAAGTTTTTTATTATTAATTTTTCAAAAATTACTTTTTTCATTTGCAATTACTGTAAAGGGCTATTGTGTAATCTATTACTTCTTTTTTATTTTGTATATCAAGCATATTAACAAAATCAGTTATTGCTTGGGTTATATCTACACCACTTAAATCTACATCAGTTTGCCCAGCGTTACCAAATTTATCAAATACGGCTGACTGGTCTACAACTAGGCTTTGCGGTTTAAAGCCGCCTAGTTTAACAGTTATTTTTTCTAAATCATTATTATCAATAATCTTGTCTACAGCTAATTTAATAATATTATTTTTAAATAAATCTTTACCCCTTTGATTGAAGTTATCTATCTTAATAAGTTCAGATAAATTCATCTTAATGTGTTTTGGGGATATTTCATTAGGGTAAAAAGTGTATGACGAATCTTTTAAATCAAGAATATAATAGCCCTTCGTTGTTTGTGTGTCACCGAAATCTAATTCAAACGGACAGCCAACATATAAGATAGTCCCATTATCATATTTTCTTTCCTCTCTTAAGTGAAAATGACCGGAGATAATTAAAGGGGCATAATTAAGCAATTCTTTTGACTTTATACCATCTTCACACATTTTATACGCATTCATTTTAAAACTTTCTATTTCAAAATGACCGAAAATAATATCGCACTGCTGTAATTCTTGTACTGTTGTACCCCAAGGGGCAAAGAACAATTCTTTGCCGCCAATTTGTTTTAAGCAAGGCTTATCAATTATTTCTATATTCTTTCTTCCATTTAATATACTAATACTATTCACCCTACTATCGTGCTTGTAAAAACAATCATGATTACCAGTTATCATTATAATATTAAAATCTTTAAATACGTCTAATATACTAGAAGCATGGTGAAGAGTGTTGACAGTGATTTCGCTTCTACTATGAAAAAAGTCACCACAAAAAATAATATCAGTAATATCCTTATCAATCAATTCATTCTTTATCCAATTAGCCCAAGCTAAAGAAACGTCGTGCCACGTTGAGCTATTTAAATGAACGCCCAGGTGTAAATCGGAAAATACAGCTATCTTAGAATTCTGCTTCATTAATAACGCTTAAGCGTTACTTTGATTATATACACTATTATCTAAAACTCCATGGTCTTTTGTAAAGACCCTAATTCCTGTCTCTTCTTCATCTCTATTAATAAGACTATCATAATTACGCTCTCTGAAGTCGGCAATTATTTGATGATGCTTCTTTTCTTTTTTAATTCTGCTAATAAATGCGTGAAAAGCAATAGTTGTAAAATAACTAAAAGGACTAAAGCCGTGGTCAAGTTTAAACTTTTTATATTTTAAAGCCTGATACATTTTGACTATAGCGTCGCCCATCATTTCATCTCTATAGCTATAATTAATAAAATTAGGGGCAAACGATAGCCCGTAAGCAATTCTTTTTATTGCATCAGCAAGATAATCTGTAAGGTTATTAGATTTATAGTACTTACGAATTTCGTCCTCGAACTGCTTACTATTTACATAGTGCGGCTTCTCAGAAGGTTTTAGTTTTTTAGTAGTATTTTTAGTAGCGGAAGGCTCTACTTCACCGGTAATAGAGGCTACTACTGTCTTAATTAACTTATCATCAGGTACTGTATCATCTAGTTCAATCTTTTTAGACTTTGCTAGTTGTTTATCTTTTTTAAGCTTCTGAGGTTTTTTCTTTATCATAAATCGTATTCTTTACTTATACTTTTTCGGTCAACGTTTTTATAACGAAAGGTATTTTTTCCTGTGAATATAACGCTTGCCTCTTTAATTCATGGCGTTTACCGTATGTAAATTGATCTGCTAAGTCTATAATGTGTAATTTTTCCTTATTAGCATGTAATCTTAAGCCTCTACCTATACTTTGAATAATACGAACTTTAGCTTTGCCGCCACCTGCAAACACAATATAATGTAGGTTCTTTATATTAATACCAGTACTAAAGATTTTACTAATAGCCACGCACACAATATTATTATTACGTTCCATTAAATCCCTTATTTTTTCTCTGTCATCTACTTCAACATCCCCCCTGATAAAGAAAATTTTCTTTCTTGAACAAATAGCTGTCAAAGTGTTGTATAGCTCTTCACCATGTCTTATGTAGTCGATTAACACTAACACATTATTTGGCGCATTGTTACATATAGAACCAATTGTATTGTTCCTAAAAGTGTTGGTAAACAAAAACTCAAGCTCTGTTCTATATTTTTCTGATGGATTAGAGCTCTCTATATCATAGTTAGGTCGGTTATTATAATTTAATTGAATGGCAGTCACTAGAACGTTCGATACAAATCTTTCTTCGCGAAGCTGAAAACTATTTTTTTCATATATAATGGGCCCAATTTTACCTATAATATTCCATTGATCTAATTTTTCTTCTGGTAGCGTACCGGTAAATCCAAATCTAATATTAGTTTTAATATTTTTTAAAATTTTATTAATTTGATTTCCTCTTCTCGCTTTATGAATCTCATCAAACAACAATACATCAATATTACTAAGCCAACTTAAATCTGATTTTTCCGATTGTAAGATACCCAAATTAGCTATGATTACATTTGCACCTAAATCTAAATTATCATTACCTGTCCACTTGCTACAGAAAAAAGGAACATTGTAGTTTTTAAAATCACTATAGGTTTGTGAGACTAATCCCAAGTCAGGTACAATTAAAAGACATTTAAAATTTTTATTAAAATTAAAAAAGTTTGACAACAAAGAGGCCATAATGAGTGTTTTACCGCCTGCAGTCGCTAAAACCACCACGCCTCTACCTGAATCTAAACATTTAGTAACAATAGCCTTTTGATAATTTCTTAGTTGCAGAGACAGATTATCATAAGGCTGATTAGTATAATGAATACTCTTTTGATAAGTGGTTGGACCGGGAATAATACTATCTAAAAAAGTTTTTGAAGCTTTTATCTGATCCTTCGTACAAAAATTATTTTGTAGTAAAAATTTAGCTATTTCAAAAAATAAACATGGATCTACCTTGCCAGCGGGAGTTATAGCATACGTTCGTGAAGGAATAAACCGCCCTCTCATTCTTGCAAACCTAGCACCTTCATTTTTAACAGAGAAATGCTCTCTTATATCGTTAAAAAAATCACCAGAAAGCACCCCATACTCACCTCCCTTATTCAAGTCAAAATATACCATTACATGGTCTCCATCTTTAATAACTCTATTAGATTCTTTATATCAAAACCAATACTATGAATAGTCTTCTCAACACGTTCTAGAAATTCAACAACACTCTCTCTTTCCTTAATCTCTAAGTTAAGATCTGCAACAGCTGAGTGTCGTTCCGCAGCCTCTTTAAGAGAGGGGTATGTCATTTTTACAGGAGACTCTGCCTTTACCGCTTCGATTACGGAAGACACTAAAATGTTTTTTTTCTTAGTTAGCTCTATAAGCTCACTTTTCTCTAACATCAAGCGAGACACCCATTTTGCTTTTTTACCGGGTAGTGTTAATGCTGCCTCTTTGAGGTTAAGCTCATCTAGCTTTACATCTTCTTCTAGCTCTGCTACATATTTTTGCAGTAAAGTCATAAATATGATTGTAATACCTTATAGTGAAAAATCAATCATGATAACATTTAAACAATTTGTAATGAATGAAGAAAATGTAGCCGGGGACGGAGGTGTTTTTGGATCAGCTGCTAGTATGGGACATGGAGGTGATGTCGGCAATACTGATTTTTACGCACCCGGTGCAGCATTTTTGGCCAAACCTCTTTTTAAAGTAAAAGGCAAAAAAAATAAAATACTTGTACAAAGAAGAAATAAGTTTAAATACTTCTGATGGACCTAGGTCATTGGATTTTAAAAGAGGGTATATCTTTTAATGAATCGTCATTTGGATTCATTTATGAGATATGCAATACAGTTACAGGTAGAAAATATGTAGGTAAAAAGCAATGTCAGAGTAAACTAAAGCGTAAACCCTTAAAGGGCAAGAAAAATAAAAGAATAGAAATAAAAGAGTCTGATTGGAAAAGCTATACAGGGTCGTCAAAAGAGCTTAATGAAGATATTGAAAAGTACGGTAAAGACAAATTTACTTTTACTATATTACATGCATGTGGGTCTAAATGGGAATTAGGATATAGAGAAATAAAAGAGCAGATAGAAAGAGATGTAATCTTAAGAGATGATTATTATAATGGCATTCTAAATGTCAGGATAGGGACGCCGCCTAAGAATTTTAGTATTGACTAGTACTAAAATTCTTTTATAATTTAAAGATGAGAGGAGTTTATTTTGAAGATAAAAACCTTGGCATACGATTTGCAAGTTGTCAAGTTATTTTTGATAGGGAAATAGAGCCACAATTGACAGAGGATGTTATTAAGTATGGGCTTGAAAAGAATAATCGTTTAAAAAGACAGTTTATAGTATACAGGGTGGCCTCGTTTTTTACAGATTCTCTTGGTAATAGTATCAATGTTAAGACTGTTTTCTTGCTTCCAACAAAAATAATCTCTCAACATTTTAGCGGAGAAGATATTTTTATATACAACAGTTTTAGAAATATTTTTAATATTTTATCAATTAATTTTCTTAATACAGATTTATCTCAAGCAGACTTTCAGAACATACTTGGCAAGAATACGGGAGAAAGTAAAGAACTTAAAGCAAGAATAACTAATAATTTATATAAGCGCGGTACACCTAACCTTACAAAACTCTATTCTTATCTTAAGAAATACAAAATACATAAGCTACAAGAGGATATATCTCAAAACATTAAGATCAAATTAGGGTTGTTTGTAGCATAAATATAATATAATGAAGTTTTTAGCTAAGCTAGCAGAAGAATATAATAAACTAGAAGTTGAAAAGCCTCAATGGGTGGAAGAATATGTTACACCCACAACACCATCTTCAACAGTTGCAACCACACCCTCTACATCAATAACAGGTACTAAGCCAGGTAGTAATCTAGGTAAAGCCATACAAGACACTCTTGATGTTCAAATTGACCCGGAATTGGCTAAGAAAAAAGAAGAATTAGATAATGTTTATAAGCAAGTAGCGGATGCCCTTAAGAAAAAGGCAATGGACGCAACAAATAAGCTTAAACAAACATCGAGTGAATTAGCCGCTACCCCAACGACAGCAGTGCCGTCGGTTCCAGCGGTATGAAATTTAATAAATTACTAGAAACAAAATATAGAGAGCTTTTCGAGCAAGTACCTCCTCAAGATTTAAACATACCTGCTCCGGAAGCTCCTGTAGCTGCACCGGCGCCGGCTGCTGCTGTTCCTCCAGCTGAACCGCCTCAGCAGAAGCCATTAACACCTGAAGGCGAAGTATTTTTAATTAATCTTATCCGTAAAGCCTTGTTTATGAACCCTGATGATCTAGGATTAAAGACAATTAAGGAGTTACCAGAAGTAAATGCAAAAAACGCGTCTGAGATTTTAGATAAGATTGTCAAGTTAATGCAAGTAGAAGCTATTGATTTGGATGTAAATACGAAATAATTAAAAAGTATTCTAATACTATTGACGTTATTACTAATAAGGAAGTTGGTGGTCAATAAATAATATTATGAATAGGGACATTAAGTTATTGTTTGAGGCTTATAATAGTATTAAAGAGGCAGAAGATACTAACATAGACACCTTTCATAAAGAATTGGCCAAACAATGGGCTAGTTTATTCTTAGATAAATTACATGAGTATCCTATTACCAGTAGATCGGCACACTTAGAAAGATTGCTTGATGGTTCATTAGAAGTTTTTAAGAAGTATATTCTAGATGATATTAAATCTAAAAAACTATCTTATTTAAAGGCAGACGCTTTTTCAAAAAGCGAAGATGCTCAAAGCATTGTAAAAAAATTCACAGTAGTAAGTGGAGGTGTAGATAACACCAGTGATGTAGGTTTTGATTTGAGTGAAGTGGACCACGAGCAAGCCCAGAGCTTGCAAGATGTAGTAGACAGAACAATTGAAGACATGGAGAATGATGAAGATTTTGCAGATACTTTTCCTCAAGAATACAGAGAATTTAAGAACAATATGTTTATTATGTCCACCGATAGTGGTGATTTTGTGGCTGTACTTCCAGGGCATTTAGACGAGAAGCAAGTATTTGCAAAATTGGCATCAGCTTTCAGTGAAGATAAAAAAGGCCTATCAGATCAAGAATATCACCAAGCCCGTAAATTTGGGCTTGAAAGCGCAGGAGAAGTGGTCGGTAAAGGCCCTATAAAGATTCAGCTGACTAAAGACCAGACTTTATTATGCACAAGAGATGGACGGGAGCAAGAAGTAAAGTTCGTTAAAGGTGTTATATTTAATTGTGATGAATGGGTAGGGGATTATTATCATTGTGAATCAAAGAAATATGGTGGTGTTGCCGTATTTCCTCCAGACATTAAGCTATTAAGCGCCCCAGAGGGCACAATTACTCATCTAACTCCAGAGTAAATGTAAAGGTTTACCTGTTTACTTAGTTTATTAACATATAAATAACAAGTGGCTTACATATCCCTAAAAGACCTATATTTTGAAGACGTAGCCGGCATAACTGTGCCTCCGCTGCCTAGACAACAGGTAAATACACCCCCGGTCAAAGTTTTTGTGCCGGGTGATGAATATGTACCTCAAACACCGTGGACAGAATACGATATATCTCCAGATTTATTTCAAAAAACAGCAGGTGGGGATAAGGAAGGTACTGGTAGAGGAGAATACAGTATAGCATGTATATTGTATGGGTTCAAGACTAAGGAACAAGTGGATAAAGCATCTGGTAGAATTATACAAGGCGGGGGAGCTTCTTTTGACGTGGTAGGACCAGATAAACGCAAGTATGAGGTAAAAGAATTAACTAAAGCTGTACGTACAGGAACGGAAGGAACCGGGGTTTTTACAGATATCCTTAATTCGACAATAGAATTGTTAGATGCTATACTAAAGGAATTTAATACGCTAGACGCCCAGGGTAAGCAGACCATAAACAATATGATTCTAAATAGCAATACAGTAAAAAGCACTATTCTTAACAGAAAAAGTCAAAAGGGACATTTTGACGCTATTAAAGACAGGTGGAGCTTAGATGAATATTTAAATGACATAAAGCGTAAAGCCCCAAGAGAGCTCTCTAAAGGTATTCTTATTTCTCCTATTTTAAATTTAGGTCAATATAAAGAAGAGCGCCCTTACGTAATTTTTTCCTTAAAACAATTAGTTGATGTATTAAACGAGATTGCCTCTACACAAGTCGCAACAGGCAATGAAGAAGGTACACCTAATCCAGCTGTAAGGGATATCGCCGATACTATCAATAAACATTACAGCGTACAAGGTGATGAGAAAGAAAAAGAATTTTTCAAAAAAGAGGCAGAGAAAATTGATAGGGCATTAATTCAAAAGAGATGTAAGGAATTTAAAAAATGTACTGATGAATTATCTTTTAGAAAGCAAATAATAGCACTTAATTTGTCAGGAATGCTTAAGCTAATTCAAGATAAAACTCAAGATATTGTTGAGAATTTATTTCCAAATGATGGGTTATTTGCAGTAAACAGCCAAGGCTTTCAATACATTCCGCATAGTAAGTTAAATACCTATCTTGCTTTTGATACAATAAGTTCAGGAAGTGTAAAGATCAAGCAAAAAATAGCTAGTAATGAAACCATTTAAACAATTTCTTACAGAACAAAATGGTAGTAGTATAGGTTTTTTTCCTGGAGCATTTAAACCGCCTCACAAAGGCCATTTTGATACTGCAAAACAAGCTGCAACAATTAATGATGCAGCAGTAATTTTAGTTTCAAAAATAGATAGAGATAACATATCAGCCGACGACTCAATGTTTGTCTGGGAGACTTATAAACAGTATCTACCAAAAAACTTGTATGTGTTTTCAGTTCAAGGGTCCCCTGTTTTAACTATATATCAAATTACAGACATCCTTAACAATGGTGTTTTTACCCCCACACCTAGAGCCCCTACCCCTCTACCTGCGGCAACAGAAATAGCAGATTTGTTAAGAAAGTTTAACCCACCTTACAGTGTTAACCTTTATGCAAGTCAAGAAGATACAGAAAGATTTAAATCATTCTATGGACCAAGTAAAGAGATTTTCCAAGGAAAAAACGTACAAAGTATTGCTATGAAAGATATTTCTCGACTAGCGTCTGCGACAGATGCACGTGCAGCATTGTTAAAAAATAATGCAAAGGGGTTTCATTCTTTATTACCAAATATTGCAGATCAAAGTAAAGAGGCTATCTTTAATCGATTAAAAAAATGAAATCTTTTAAACAATTCTTGCTCAAAGAGCAAATTATAAAAGAAGAGCGTACTTCTTATTTTTCACCACATCTCTCACATTTAGAAGACTTAGCTGTAGAGAACGGTAAAGCAGGATTTAAAGATTTTCTGACACATGTAAATTTAATTTCTAAAAAGATTCAAGGCTACGAATCAGAGCAAGAAATTAATGCAAAAATAGATGGAAGCCCTGCTATTTTGTTTGGTATTGATCCAAAAACTAAGACTTTTTTTATATCATTAAAATATGTAGTGGATGAATCTACCGATACAATAAAAGAAAATGCAAAACTCTTTCATACATCAGAAGAGATAGATCAAGCTATGTCGGATAGACCAGATTTTGCATCTAGGCTTAAAAATTTATTAGAGCAGTTAACACCAGCTTATGATAATTCTGGGTTAATATATCAAGGTGATGTTTTATACGCTAGTCAAGAAGATAAAAAAAGAGTGAAAATAGGTACAGAAGAGTTTATTACTTTTGAACCAAACACTATAATGTATGCTATTCCTATGGATGATAAATCAGAACTATTTCATAAAGTATTAAACTCTTCAGTGGGGGTAGTTGTTCATGATAGTTTTAAAGGGGTAGTAGATAAAGAATCGGGGATAATAAAACTTGTACCGGCGTCTAAAAACATTGACAGTTTGATTGCTAGTAGTACAAATTCAAAAGCATTCATAAAAGGTAGCAATTATCGTACTTTTGCTTTTGATATACCCGATAAATTTTTTGATAATCTTAATACACTTATAGTGGACGCTAGTAAGCATATAAACTCTATTTCTGATGAATTTAATAATGAATATGTGTCGCCTGGTAGGGGGGCGCCTTCTAGCCAAATCCTAGATATGTTAAAGCGCTATTTAAATAAGCAACTTGACCTAGAGGACTCAGGACTGTTTGGGGCAGCAAAGACTAGCGGTAGATTAAACTTTAATGCATTTTACAAGGGGTTTCAACAATATGTTGAGTCGCAGATAACAAAAGGTATAGAAGGACTTGGACCTAAGGGTCAAGCCCAACGCCAGCAAAGACTTAGTATTGTTCAAAGCTTTTTACAGAACAACGCAGCTAATTTTGAGCATCTATTAACAGCTACCTTTGAGATGGTAAAAATTAAGTACCTTATTTTTAATATACTGTCTCAACTAGATACTAAGCTAACACAGCATGCTTTTTACAGACTTCCCGATGGCTCGTATGTTAAAACAAAAGATGAAGGCTATGTTTTGTTTGCTGGTAATAATCAAGTAAAGATTGTAGATAGAGTAGATTTTTCTAAGATGAACCGCTTAGTTGGCGGTAGGCGCAGAACCCTTATTACCTGATTCGTTAATAGCATTTAATGCTTCAAGATTAAAAATTGTTTGGCGTAATACAGATTCTAGAACTTCTTTACCCTCACCGTACAGCATATCTCTTATTTTAGATACTATTTTTAATTCATGTGAATTTTCATCTGCATCAAACTCACCGTCTTTTCTAAATTTGTTATATTCAAGATAGTTTTTAACACTCTCAATATAGCTTGCAGCTAATGTAATTTTACTGAATACCCAAGGTTCTAAATCTTGATTGTCTTTTAGTAGATTGTAAAGAGCTTTTGACCCGTTATGAATTTTATATAGTTCGTTCTTTGCCATATCAGCTTCAGATTCACCAGAACCGGTAGAGGGTTCAACAGGGGTAATTTTTGAAGAATCTTCACAATTTTCACTATTTTTACACTGTAAACAATCTTCACCATCTTCACACCCACAAGATTTTTTATTAAGCTTTATTACTGTTGATGTGTTATTGGAAGGTACCATATTCGTGGTTTCGGCCGCGGGGCCCAGGTTTAATTCATTAACTACAATCTGGGTATAAGCTTCGGAAATTTTTTCTAATTCACCTTTTCTGCTCATTTTATATATTTATTCAAATAAATACATAATATATGCGTAGTTACAAAGAATTTTTCTATGAACAAATACTAGGGGCTACGGAAGGTATTACTATTCAACATGTTGGAAACGTTAGAGCCACTGTAGACACTGGTAACAGCGGTTATAATGTACTTCATGCAGAAATAATTGATGGTGCAAAAGAGGGACATGTAAAATTTAAAACAGTAAACGACAAAGTGTTAGAATTGCCTGTAAAAGAGTTTATAACGGTATCCGGAAATAATAATACCAACGATAGACCAGTAGTAGAGTTAGACTGTAGCTTGGGCCAAGAACAATTTAATAAAGTTCCTTTCAGCCTTGCGGACAGAAGTCAGCAAGATACCCCTGTTCTCTTAAGTAAAGATTTTATAAAATTAAATGGCGGTGTTGTTAATGTTAATATTAACAGCGAAATTAAAAAATAACATTGCTTACCCCTATACAACTTAAGACATATCTTAAATTGTATGCGTTAATTTTATCTACCACACACACGGTAGGTGAGTAAACAAATTCACTATCAACCCTCATTCCGATCTCTTCCCCAGGTAACAAAATATCATCCACATAGTCCATAGCCCCTCTTCTTTTTAAAAAAGAATAATATGGGTCTTTCGGCTCACCTTCTACAATTACATTATAATGACAAAACTCGTGTGCATAAAAGGTAAGATCTCTAAAACAAGAAATACTGGAAGGAGGATTAACCAACTCCCCGCGTATAATTAAATTACACTAATTATTTAGTCAAATTAGATTAATTTTCGGTTTTGTGCGAACTCAATAAACTTGTAAAATTCGTTTCTAGAATTATCTTTATCATCTAGAAAAGCACCAGACATTCTTGCGGTACGCATAGTTGAATCATGTCTAATGCCACGGTTAGAGCAGCATGTGTGAGCGGCCTCAATCATAACAGCTACTCCTTTATTCTTAATACAAACTTCATCAATATACTTGTGAATTTGCATTGTAAGGTTTTCTTGTACTTGAGGGCGACGAGAAAACCAATCCACAATACGATTTAATTTACTCAATCCAATCACCTTACCGTCCTTTGCAGGAATATAAGCAACGTGGGCAAACCCCATAAAAGGTGCGTGGTGGTGTGAGCAGAGCGATGTAACTTTAATATTGGTTTGAGATACAATACCATCATACTTATCTACATTATCAAACGCGGTAATCTTAGGCGGCTCACTATAACATCCCCAGGCAAAGTCTTCTACAAATGCCTTAGCAACCCTAAAGGGGGTGTTGGCACTATTTGGATCGTTTCTCCAATCATAACCCAAAGCGTCCATGTATGCTTCATACGCGGCCGCGGCCTTTAGTATAATTTGATTTCTCTCTTCCTCGGAATGTGGATGGTTATGATTGGCAAAAGCTAGCTTTTTCTTATTAAACATATTATTATTATATCAATAATGTTAGATAATCAAGATAAATAATCAAACATTCTATGTTAAACAAATTAATAGAAAATACCTTTAAGAACACACGTTTAAAGCGAGTTAGGGTAAAGTCTGATCCGTCAATACCGCCTGTGTTTGGATATGAAAATGTAAGCTGTTTTGAAGGTTATGTACTTGAGGAATGTGGTGAAGGTATGGTGAACGTTTATATTATAAATGCTCCACCAGCAGCAGATCCTATCCAGCAAGTAAGTGTAGCGCAATTAGAGCCGGTTGAAACAATATCTGCTACTCCTCAAATTTCAGATATAAAAACAGCACTTTTAAGAGCCTTAATCAAAGCAGGTCATGGAGAAGAGACCCCTGTCTATAATCAGATTAGAAATACTAGTAGTATAGATTTTATAAAAGCTTTTTTAGCCCAGGCCAATATTAGTATAGAGGATTTAATGGCAATTAATAATGAAAGCACTCTTCTGCCTTCTCCTTCAGCTGATGAAGATGTAAAAATTAAAAATAAAGCAGAAGATATATTTGGAACCCGCGAAGGTAAATTTGATAGGTTATTAAAGGCTACGGGTAAAGGTTTAAATCTTTTAACTAAAACAGTAGGTGCAGGTGCAGAGCTGGTCCTAGGAAAGGATAATATAGTTGCAAGAGTTAACAGGTTTTTAAAATCTTTTGAAATAGGTGATCTTGTTGATATTAAAAAAGTAACCGATAGGGCTAGAACAAAGGACTATTCACATTTACCTTACAATAATGAACCTGTTGTAATAACAGGCTTACCAAAGTTATCTTATCAGAAATATAATGAGGTTAAATACCAATTAATGGGTAGAATAAAAAATGTAAAGCTTTCCACCGACGGTATAATGTATGTTGTTGGGGATATACAACCAGAGTTAAATAAGATAAAAAAAATATTGTTAGATTTTACCTATCTTGATAACCCTTCTAAGGTAGGCAAAATTATTTTTGAAGATGTTGAGGGGGCAAGATTTTACAATAGGGGTACTATTGTATATTCTAATAGTGTGTGGTTGGTCAAGTTAGGTTCTCTAAACATTAACGATAAAACATCGGAGAATAAGAAAGATAATGCTTTCATAGCGGCCTCAATAAATCTTCTTAAAGAATCTTTAGGCACTAATTATGACGATTTGGCTAGAAGACCAGATTACAGTCTTATAGTAATTGAGGTTGCTATAGAGCTTAAGAAGCATAACCCGGAGACTATGGCGCAAATTGGAAAGTTTTTTAAGGAATATCTCCCCAAACAAGAAGAATATTTTAAATTATCAACAGATGAAAAGATAAATAGTATTAGAGGTTATTTAAAAAAGTTTAAGGAAACAACAAATGCCATCTAAAACAGAAAAACAGAAGAGATTTTTTGGTGCCGTTATGGGGGCGAAGAAGGGTCAGTCTAAAGTTTCCGGTAAAGCAAGAGAAGTTGCCAAAGAAATGCCTAAAAAAGAAATTAAAAAGTACTTAAAAAAAGAAAATTTTGATAATGTGGTTAATCATTTACTAGAGAAATTCTTTAAAGAAGGTATGACATTAGAAAAGAATTACACCTGTAAATAGGCTAAAGAAAAGAATTGTGATTGTGATGGTTGTTCAGATTGTATCGAAAATCAGGCTAGCGCTTGATTTATCACTATAAGTTAATATACTATATAGATGTCATTTCAATTTGAAAGTACAAAAATTATTGATTTAGGTAGTTGTGCGTTTAGACAATGGAGAGCTGATAGTCATTGTAAGTTTATTCATGGCTACAGGCTGCAAGCTAAATTCTGGTTTGGTTGTAACAATTTAGACGAAAAGAATTGGGTTGTAGATTTTGGAGGTTTAAAGCAATTAAAATTAACTTTAGAGAAACAGTTTGATCACACATTATGCATTGCTGGTGATGATCCTTTATTAGAAGATTTTAAAAACCTACATAACAAAGGTGCTGTTGATTTAAGAATTATGCCAACAGGTGTAGGTATAGAGCGTACAGCACAATGGTGTTTTATAAATGCTGACATTATTATAAGATCCCAGACAAATAATAGATGTTGGGTTGAAAGAGTAGAGGTATGGGAGCATGATAAAAATTCTGCTATTGTAACGCGAGACTATGTTACAGTACCACAACATGATCCTTATGTTTCAGAGAAACATAATGCAGAACAATTTGAACTACCTTTTCAACCACAGGCTACCACGGTTGCTGCTCCTGCTCCAGAGATACAAAACGCAGTTACAAGGAGTAATGCAGCTGCGGTCGGTAATGAAATGTCTACCGGTTGGGGCAATCCATTTGGTGGTACTAGCTGGGGTTCTTAATAGTCTTAACTATAGAAACTATAAACTTTAGTAGCTTGCTCCTGGTAATATCGTCTTCGGTAAAGTGAAACGTTTCAATACCATGTTCCTTGCTGTTTTCACAACTGAAAGCTTTCATAAAACTCTGAAAGCCAGATTTAGGAATATCAGATTGCAAGGAATCACCAATAACAAATAACTTACAACCCTTACCAAATCTAGTTAGAATTGTTGTTAATTCATTATGCTCTAGATTTTGTGCCTCATCAACAATTACCACATTGTTGGAAAACGTTGCTCCTCGTAAAAAATTAACAGGTATACATTTTAAATATTCATTCTCAAAGAGTATATTAGCTATTTGCTTACCCACAAGCTCATCACATTTTTCTACTAATGGTATGCTCCATGGCTTAAACTTATCGTCTACCTCCCCCGGTAAACTACCTAGTTTTCTAGAAGCTGATTCAACAATACTCCGTATATACACAATTTCATCTGCCTTTCGCTCTTTAAGTAATGTTAAGGCAACATACACAGCAAGATATGTTTTTGAGCTTCCTGCTGGTCCATCTGCAAAAATGATGTTTGTTTTATCATCAAAAGCCTTCTCTGCAAAAGCTTTGTGATGTTCATTTAAATGAAACTTTTGATCAATTTTAAAATTTAGAAGAATATCAGACTTAATGAGTTTTTCTTCAAATTTAGCAGCCTTTCTGGCTGCTCTAGCCATCTTAGACATCTGTATTATTTATTCAAAATCTACATTGATTAATGCAAAGTTAACCTTATAATAATACTATGTCTTTAGATACAACAATATTTTTAAGTGATGATAAGGTTTTTTATACAATAGAAGGGGAAGGCGAATATGTAGGTCACCCATCGGTGTTTATGAGATTATCGATGTGTAATTTAACGTGTAAAGGGTTTGCTTCTGCTGATTCACCTCACGGGTGCGATAGCTTTATAAGTTGGTCAGTAAAAAATCATTTTAAAATTAAAGACATTTTAGATTTACTGGATAATGAGGGGTATACAAAGCATTTACGTGAAGGGGCCATCTGGAAGATTACAGGGGGTGAGCCTCTAATTCAACAGAAAAACCTATTAGAACTGGTTAGAGAGTTTGCTAAGCGTAATGGGTTTATACCAAAAATAGATTTTGAGACTAATGCAACTATTCAACCTTTAGATGACTGGACAGCATACCGGGTAACATATACAACCTCTCCAAAGCTATCTAATAACGGTGACCCAGAAGAAAAGCGCTATAAACCTGCCGTACTTAAATGGCACGTTAGTGCCGGTTCCGGATTCAAATTTGTAATTAACGAGCAAAAAGACTTAGACGAAGTATATGAGAAGTATATCAACCACCCAGATATATTGTTGCCAAGACATAGAGTATGGTTAATGCCGTGTTGTGGTAGTAGGCAAGAGCATACAGAAAAAGCTTCTATGGTAGCAGAATTATGTAAAACACATGATATGAAATTTAGTCCAAGGTTGCAGCTAGTAATTTGGGATAAAGCATTAAAAGTATAGTTGATTTTTTATACTCTTTATTTAAATTAACTTATGAACGTAAACATCGATGTAACTATTTCTGGTGAAAATGGTGGTGATGAATCATTTAGAGTACTATTAAATCAGGATGAACTTACCAATATTATTAAAACTGAAGGTCTAGAAGCTGGTAATAAGGCATTAGATACTTTTGTAGATAAGTTTGTATTGCAGTTTAAGTCTAAGCTTGCTTCTGTTATCAATCGCTAATTATAATAAATAATTGGTGATTCTTAATAAGTTTGATAAGAAAGCAAACGAAATTTTACAAATTTTACAAGAGAACCCTGCGGCCGCAGCGGTTGCTATACCCGCATTAACTAAAGTGGCCCCGTGGGTAGCAGGTCTTTTTTCTGTATTAGTAGGAACCCTGGTCGGTGTGGGGGGTGGTGCTTGGGCGCCTCCATTACCGACTCCAACAGAAACAGATGTAAAACCTGAAATAGATAAAAATAAGCCTAAAACATATCCACCCTTAGTTCCTCCAATACCTTCAACTAATGCACCAGATGTAGTTGGTGGTAGTACCCCTGGGGTTTCTCCAGCACCAGATGTAGTCGGGGGTACGCCTGAAATTTCTGCACCGGCGCCAGCAGGTGTAAAAACACCTGATGCAGCACAACCAGTACCAGTAGATCAAGCAGTGCCAGTAGATCAAGCAGTTCCTGTTGATCGATCAATTACTAATACTGCACAAAATGTTGGTGCTAAAGAAAAAGAAATTGCTGTAGCCAAAGATGCTGTACAAGATAAAACGGCTGGTCAAGCACCTATCGTAGCCCCACCACCACAATTAAAATTTTCTAAAACAGGCAATTTTAAATTAGAACGTCCAGAAGAAGGGTTTCCTAACTACCAATCACTAACACCTTATGCTATGGGACAATCCTATACTGACAACTCTAATCTATCACCTAATAGTGTGTGGAAGCAAGTTATGAAAGGTAAGCAGCCCATAGAAGAGCTTCCCGCTGATATGCAGTCCCCTGAAGAAGTGGCCCAAAGATTTAAGAAGTGGAAAGCAGATCAAAAGAAAAGAAAATACGAGGCCCCTGGTGCTTTTGGTGGTTTAGTCGGGGAACCCAATCTAGATTAATTACAATTATATTATAAAATAAGATATGCGTATAGCTTTTAGCGGAGCCGCTTGTACAGGTAAAACAACAACAATTAGCGCCTTTTTAGCCAAATGGCCAAATTACAAGTCTCCAGAAACTTCATACAGAACATTAATATCAAATAATAAGCATAGTAAGAGAACAGATAAAAAGATTCAACGTAGTATTTTGCAGTTTATGGTAGATCAACAAAAAGGATATACCTTACATGATAATATTGTTTATGATAGGTGTGGGCTTGATAACGTAGTATATTCGCTATGGTGCCATGATAAGGGTATAAAAGGGTTTAACAAGCAATATATAGATGAATCAATAGAACTTGTAAAAGAGAGTATGAGAACCTTGGATATTATATTTCTATCAACCAGAGATTTAATGGGACCTATAGTCAATAATAATATAAGAGAAGTTGACCCAGAGTTTGTTATGGAAACTGATAATATTTTTAGGGCTATTTACAGTCAGCTTCTATCAACAGGTGCTTCACCCTTCTTTCCTCCTCACGATAGCCCGGGGCTAATTGAACTTAAAGGGACAACAGAAGAAAGAATAGATCTTATTAGTATGTATATTACCCCAGAAGGTAGTATGTATGGTGAAGAACAAAGCCTAGTAAATATGGATGAAATCGCCAAAATGGAAAGCCTTCTAAGAGAACAAAAAGGGTTAGCTGCTAAAGAAAAAGGTATTTTGTAATAAATATCTTAATGTTATTTGATAAAAATTACAATTTTATAATGGAAAGTTTTAAGTCAATTAAAACCATTCATAGACTGTTTTATCCAAGAAACTTTAATCTATCTGAAGAATTTATAAATTCTTTTCGAAAAGAATATGCAAGGTTAAAGTCAATGAATATTGATGATAGAAGAATTTTACAGAAAATGATTAAGGCGCTACCCTTTCATAAGGATAACGTAAATATTAATACTCTATAATAACAACCCCGGCTGCTCCACTACCACCAGCACCGCTTGCAGAACCTCCACCACCGCCGGCTCCCGTATTATCTGAACCGTTTTGACCGCTCACGTTACTACCATTACCACCGCGACCGGCTCCTGAGCCCATAAACCCTGGTCCGCCTCGTCCGCCTGCAGCAAACGCCGCAGTACTCCCCGCAATACCATTTTCACCAGAAGAGCCTGCTAAAGGTATATCACCACCAGACCCTGCTAATCCCCCTGCCCCACCGGCGACCGCACCTCCAGCAGACCCAACAGTGCCACCAGAACCTCCCGGTGCTATAACCTGTGTTTCTCCTGTAACCGTAAAGGTGGACTGACCGCCTGCTGCAGCTGCAGCACCACCGGCGCCAACCACATAAGAATATGTTTTACCTCTTACATTTGTAAAATATTTTATGTTTGTACTGCCCCCGCCACCACCACCTCCAGCTCCTGAGCTGCTGGAGCCGCCTCCACCTCCCCCGCCACCTACTATAGTCACCTTAATATTGTTAACACCGGCGGGAAATGTTACACCGGATGCTGACCCCCCACCAGTAGGTGCGTATCTAATAACAGTGGTAAACCCTGGTTGGCGAGACTCTACCGTAGCACTCAAGGTATTAACCCGACTACTAATAGTGGCTACAGATGTATAAAAACTAGTATTGTTTGGCCCTATTACAAAATCTTTAAAATCTATAATGTTTGTGCCTGTACTATTTTCAACAATAAGATAATTGCCGTTGACAATTTCCTCTATTTGGTTTAACTCTTTAATATTAACCTTGTTAAACGTCGACATATCAGTTATTTATTACTTTAGATATAGTTGCAATACAATTATTTTTAATATAATAAACGTATGACGGGTGTAGGAATTGTAACATGTAATCGACCGAAATTTTTTCTTAAATGCTTTAGAACTATTCCCAAAGATGTTGAGCTTGTTGTAGTTAATGACGGTTCGAAATTTGAAGATTGGGAGAGACTATTAAACGAAAGACCTTTTAAATTTATACAAAACGAACAAAATCTAGGCGTAGGCAAATCAAAAAATAAGCTGCTTAAAGCGTTGCTTGAAAAGGGTTGCACAGATCTTTTTTTAATTGAGGATGATATTATAGTTAAAGATCCAGAGGTATTCAATGAATATATTAGAGCCAAAGACATAACAGGTATACAGCACTTTAATTTTGGATATCATGGCCCGGCTAATAAGGGAAATATATCCGGTGGTGCACCAACACCTCGATATATTATAGATTACGGTGATATAAAGATAGCATTTAATGCACACAGTGTTGGTGCTTTTTGTTATTATTCGAAAGCATGTTTAGATAAAGCAGGCTTAATAGATGAAGACTATACAAATGCTTTTGAACATGTTGATCATGATTATAGAATTTTTAAAGTTGGTATGGGGGCACCCTACTGGCATTTTCCGGATATAGCAAATAGTATGGATTATTTAGATGAAATAGAATGTTCAGAAAAAAGTAGTGCAATAAGACCGAGAACAGATTGGCGGTCAAATATAGAGCACGGGGTAAAGCTTTTCAAAGAGAAGCATGGTTATTTACCCGCTTGGCAAGGTGCAGTTCCAGATATGGATGAAAAGAAAGTTAGAAGAATTTTAAAAGACCTGCAACGCTTTTACGCAAAGAGAGATTAAATGCCAGCTAATAAAAAGATTGCTTTCGGGGTAAATTTGTTCGGTAAATCAGTTCGAACTGATTTATGTATAGAATCACTTCTTGTAGTAAAAAGCAAATATCCAGATATTATAGACTTATACAATATTCAATTTGAAGACAAAGCTATCAAAGGTAGAGAGCATCCGGGTATAAAAACCCTATTTGTATTAAAAGAATCTAATAAAGACTATGTAAAAGAATCAACACGGACTATACCTATGTTGAGAGAAGTTTTTGATAAATTAGCTGATTTAAATTATGAATATTTTGCATTTACTAATGATGATATTATAATTTCGGACAGACTAATAAAAGTTTTCTTAGAGACAGACTACGATTCATGGCCAGCGAGTAGGCTGGCCATTGAGCCTATTTTTACTTTATCTGAACCAATTTCAGGCGATCATTATCAGGTTGCAGGTTTTGATACATTTATTTTTAAGACTTCTTGGTGGAAAAAGAAACGATTAGAGTTTCCGAATTATATCCTAGGCCATCCTTGTTGGGATGTACATTACGCTACATTATGCTTAAGGCATGGAAAATCTAAATTCTGTA